TATATGAGAAAATGATGGGAAGAAGAATATACTTCCTCTCCCCACCAAAATTAACTATGCAAGCTGATCTCTATCAACTTCGTCTGCGGCTTCTGCATAGCCGTTTACGTCAGCTATACAAGCGTATACTCGCAGTCTTCCTTCGGTAACATCAGCAGAAGCAGCGATTAACTTAACGTCAATCGTGTCTGTTGTAGTTATGAAACATTCAAACAAAGAGTCAGCACCAGTAATAACGTCATTGGACTGACCGTTTGTTCCTTCAGCGAGAATACCTGTTGAGGTAACATCTCCACCATCAACAATATCATCACCAGCAGCAAAGTCAATATCTACTGTTGGAGAACTACCGTCAAAGGCTTTAAGAACTTCTGCTCCAGCAAATAAAACAAAAGTATTTGCAGGTATTTCTAGAAGTTGGAAAATATCACCATTGGTACAGCTATAGCCATCTGCAGCTAAAGCGTCTATATCAAGAATGGCATCTACCATTCTCATAGCACTTCCGGGACGAGTAACTTGATTAGATGCAATAGAGTTAGCACTTACGCCAGTGGTTGATGCTAATGTCATATCAAAAGTTGCCATTGTAATACCCCCCCTATGCTATATTGTATTTCGCTGTGGCAATTGCTTCAGGACGTAAAATTTTACGACCATAAAGGTGCATACCACGCACGATATCAGCAAAGCTATCAGGATCACGATACGATTCTGTTTTCGTAATCTGGCTTGCAGTGGCTACTGAAGATGAATGTCCAGCCACAATCAGACCATAGTTAGAGTTCTGGTTTGCCGTACCACTTGTGCCGGGACCAGTACCTACTGCTGGAAGATTGTTAGAGACATAAACTTGGAAGCCGTAAAGATTGTTGAGCACAAGACCGTTGCGTATTGCTCCTGCTTCACCAAAATCTTGATTTAAAAGACGAGAATCTTCGTCCATCAAAACTTCCATAAAGTGTGGAGCTACTACTAACCAACGACCATCTTTGTCAACAAATTGAGTGTCTAAAAGACGGCTCATTCTGGCAATAACCATGTTAGGCGATGCTGTCGCAGTTGGCAGAGCACTAGCTCCGGGCAACCTTGGAGCAAGAGGAATTGAATGATCCCCTGCCGAACTAGTTGTAATATTACCAAAAGAATCTTTCCTCAATTTCATTGAAGTCAACAATTCATCTGAACCAGCAGTTGATACAGCTTTAGTTCCAGAAACCGTAGTATTAGCGGTACTGGCAACTGCACTTACAGAAGCTTGTGCAAAACCTGAAAGGTAGCCTAAGACTTCTGCATCATACTGATCCTTCAGGCGATAACCTGCACGATCAGATGCAACTGACTGAAAATTCACATGAGAATGTGCTTCTTCAATGTCATCAACCTTGAAAGCAAAGTAATTAGCCTGATCTACTGTCAGACTAAAATCTTCATCATCAAGATCTTGAGGAGAGATTTGAGTACCACGAGCATATGATCTTACTGTGATCTCAGGCTCTTTGATAATACGTACAGTATCACCAAAGCTTGCGATTTCACCAAAATAGTCGTTATTGGTGATACCTTCAGCTACAGAACTTTTACGAAAAGCTACCTGTACCTGTTTAGAGTATATAACAGGGCTAAAATTGCCATTCGGCAAATTGTTATACCCTGCCGCACGTTGAAAAGCCATTATACTTTCTCCTTTTCTCGTTACGAGTAGACAACAAGGTCTACGAGTGTATCATTTATGTTACACTTCAAGGTTTAACTTTTCTAGGGGCCATCTACATTGAGGGTAAGATAAATAGTGATCAACAATTTATCGGCCTTGTTTATGGGTATACCGAAAAGCGGATAATAAAAACTAGAGTTAGCATAATAGTATGGGTCTAGTTCCTTAACTAATACCTTTATAGTTAATTATTAGAGTTTGTCAAGATAAAAATTTATATTTATCTAGCTTCTCCAGACACATCATAATTAAAATTACCAGAACGAATTGCTTCCATAATTGAGTCTGAATTTTCTTCGTATTCATCAGCACTCATTTTTTCTACAATAGATTCGCTCCATTTACTAGAATTACTTTTAACTGGTGGAGAACCTTTTTTACTTTTTGTACTTACTTCTTCAGCAGCATTGTTTTTTCTACTTTTCTTTTTAGGTGAATCTATATCTCTATCAATTTTATATAAATCAATAGCTCTAGCTGCTGAACGAGCATCTGTTTCATTTTCATATAAAGCTTCTTGAACCCACTTAGGTTGTTCATCAGCCCATTGATGAAAATCATCTGTAGTTCTAATGTTTTCAAAATCAGGATGTATCGTATACAGTTCTGCTTCAGCTTTTTCTTTTTTTGCAGAATGTTGAAGCTTATTAATTTCTTCCATTTTAGTCTGCAATCCTTCAGACTGTTCTTTAGCCTTTTTAATTGCAATGGTTTCAATTATAGCAGCTACATCAGGATATTCTTTTGACCAAACTTCAATCTCTTCTTCTGATTTTGGTAATTGTATTTGTGCCTTTGTAGCTTCAGAAAGTTGTGATTCTAAAGCAGAAATTTTTTCATCAAAATCTTGTTTTTGTTTTTGTGAATGTCTTCGTAAATCACCATATCGTTTTTTAAAAGTTTTTTCTTCTGGATTATCTGGTTCTATAGCGTCTTCAGCTTCTTGTTGTGTTTTCTTTTCTTCTGCACTTTGTTCTTTTTTTAACTCTTCTAATTCTTTTTCTTCATCTTCAACTGTTTTTCGTGTATTATATTTTTCACCTGCAAATCCTGCAACTTTTTTTACAGGTTCTACTGTACCTACTTGATCTACCATATTCTTACTCCTATGTTGGGGCCAACCGTAGCCTACGAGGGGGGGTTAGGTAAAGCCAACAAAATGAGGATTATTATAGTTAGGCTAATCCTCTGCCTTGCTCCATTTGCATTGGAGGCTGTTCAGCTTGCATGGGCATTTGTTGTGCTTGCATTGGTGCTTGCATCTGTGGTTGTTCTGAAGGTTGCGTCATACCAAGCTTTTGTTCTAATCTTTGAGATGCTTTTACATCTCCCATTAATGCATCAAATACATCATTTAAATCTTCAGGAGGCATTTGTATAGTTTCTGTAATAGCTTCAGTAACAAGAGGATAACGCATTATAAAAGATTTTATACCATTAATTTTTTCAGGTGGTAAATCTATTAAAAATGAACCAAATTCAGCCAATGCAACTTTTGGATCATCTCTACGTAATCCTGAATCTGTAAGTTCTTCTTCAGGTTCTTGCATTGCCATATCTTCTGGCATACGTTCAGGCATCTTTTTAGGACGATTAAAAAGCTCCATTTGTTCTTGAGGCACTACTGATTCTACCATTATTTAATTTCCTTTATATTTTAAAAACTATGATGAATTGCTACTAACCACCTGCACCACCATATCCTACATTAGCCCCACCACCAGCAGCACCAGTGCCACCAGTACCACCGTAACCTGCTGCACCACCGTATCCTACATTAGCACCACCACCAGCAGCACCAGTAGGAGTAGCAGGAGCCGGACCTTGTATTCCTTGAATACCTTTAGCACCTTTAGGAGCAAGACTAGCAGCTACAGCTTGTCCCGTAATTGAACTTATTCCTTTAGATAAATCTTGTCCAGATCTTACTACTTGTTCGACTAGTTGAAGTTGCTTAGTTTTAGTTAACTTAGAGGTTCTTTTATCTTTTTCAACTATTGATAGTTGCTCATTTAAAGATTTTTCAAGTGCTCTACCTTCATCACTTTTAAATGAGTCAGCTATATTTGTAAGAAATGAAAGAGGTTGTTGACTTCGCTTAAACGAAACTACAGCTTGATCAATAGCACTTAATGCTGAAAAGTCACTTGCATAACCTGTAGCAGATTTACCTAAAGCACTTTGAAAAGATCCATCACTTAAATATCCTCCATTTGGAGTGCCTATTGCATTTGGAGCATTAAAACCAGTAATATGCCCATTTGAATCTGTTAGCATAGATTCACTAATTTCTGTATCTGTCATGTCTGTAAAATCTTTATTAAAAGCAAGAGCTAATTCACCTTTTTGAACTACAGATGGAGCAGTATTAAGTGTTACATCTTTATCATTAAATGATACAGTAACTAATCCAAGAGGAGTTTCTGTAGCATGAAAAGACCAACCACTTGCAGGATGGTATCCTGTGCCAGCAATACTAGGTTTACCTGTATTTGGATTTATCGCTCCTTGCATCATTGCTGTAGCAGGTTGATTTCCAGAAAAAGCTAAAGCACTTACTGCATTTGAAATTAGTGAACCAGCCATAGGAATACTTGGAACAAGTGCTTTTGCAGCAATACTTGTTGCAGCTTTTGCAACATCTGCATATGAAATTGTTCCAAGTTTACCAAGGTCTATTGCTGTTCCTTGTATTGCTTTATCTGGTGCAGTCATGGCAGCTATATCTTTTCCAGATAAATTAGATTGTGAATGAATTGACTGAATAGTAGCTTGATTTTCTGCTGACAAACTACTTTTACCTGCAGAGGGAGTTGTTGCAGAAGGAGTTGTTGCAGAGGGAACTGCTGTAGCAGGAGGAGTAGAACCTGCAGGAGAAATAGTAACCTTTGGTTCGACTTTAACAGGTTGTTGTACAAGTTGTTGTTGTATAGGAGTAGTTTGTTGACTAGCTGTTTGTTGCTCTGTTGCTGGAGAATATCCTGTAGGGACAGCCCCTATTACTTGTCCATTTATACTAGGAACATAAAGAGTATTGCCAGCAGCATTTACATAAGGAATAATTTTATATCCTCCTACTTGTAATGTAGACACATCTAAAGATCCTACAGATTGCGTTGTAGGAGTAACTTGTGTGCTGACAGGAGCTAAAGGTTGCGTAAGATCTACAGAAGGTGTAGTAGGAACACTAGGCAATGTTACAGGAGATATAGGAGCAAGTGCTGTAGTTGTTAATCCACCAGTTTGATACTCAGGAATATTCTCATCTCCCATTTTAGGTAAAGGTTCACTTTCATCCATTATTGCTTCATCAGGATTACCTACAAGCCCCATGTCTTGTATTTGTTGATATCCCTCTTGTGCTTTTTGAATAGATTTTATATATGTTTCTACGCCATGATAGTTTACAGCATACTCAGGAATTACCATTTCTCCTTTACTAAGCTTTGCATCTATATCATCTCGTACACCTTCAGGAGTGCCACCCAAAGGAACTTCATTTCCACTTACAGGATCAAATCCTATTGTCTCCATTTGTTTATTAATCATGCGAATTAACTTCATCCTTTAATTGTTTTAATTTACGCAAAATAGCAGTAGACCCTTGTGCTCTATAAAAAAGTGTAACATTATCGGTTTGTTCTAAAGTGGCTTGTTGTTTTTCAATCATCCAATCAATATAGGAATTAAGTGCCTCCCATTGGCGTTTGTTGTTGACCAGTGTTTTGAGCTTGTTGAGGAGCTTGCTGTGTTCCACTAAATTGTCCCTCCATAGGTGTAGGTGCAGCCCCAATACCAATATTACCGCCACCACCGCCTTGTAAATCATTTGGGCTTAATCCTTGAGCTTGTGACTGTTGAGGTTGCTGTTGAGCGAGGTTCTGTTGAGGTTGTTGTTGTTGTTGTAAAATTTTAGCTTGTCTTACTGCTTCTTCAGGTGTATTACACACCTTATCGGGATCAAGTCCCATAGAGTTAGCAATCTCTCTAATAATAGAAGTAAACTTAGCAAATGGTGCAAGAGCAGGATTACCTACAACTTGTAAGAATTGTAACAGACGTTGACTTCTTACTTCATTAGCCATTAAACTTTCAGTTCCACGAGCTTTAATTTCAAGATCTCCTTTAATGTCTGGATCAAAATCAAACTGCATATTGAAACTATAAAAAGATTCTCCTAATGGACGTAACAAGTAATCGTCAAAGTTTTTAACGACTGTTTTAATACTTCCTGCAGCAGCACCCATGAGCATAGATATACCTGAAGCAGTTCTACCTGTTCCTGTAACACCTGTTTGTCCATGTGAAAAACTAGGAAGACCTGTAGCTTCATCAGAAAGCTGTCGAGCCTTGTCAAATAACTGCATATTTTCGTTACTTACATTTGGAAATTTTGTGCCAAATATAGCTTGTCCCGGAGCACCACCTTGTCTACGAAAGATTTTACCGGGATATACCTGTAAATCCTGTCCCGGCACAAGATTAGTTTCATCTACTTCAATTAGTAGATTACCACTTAATACAGCATTATCTACAGCCATACGCATAAAACCATTCATTAAGGTTTGTGTATCGTCCATATTTTCAGCAAGACCAATACCAAAGAAGCTATAAGGATTAAGTTCATAC